TGCGGAGATTTGATAACCGAGCACGGCATTTGCACAGAGCATTTTTACTCATCAATTCACAAGATGATTTTCACTGCCTGCAATCGCATTCATAACAAGCGCCTTACTGTTGAGGCGACAATGGTTGCCAAAGAGCTTGGCGACATGGACTGCCTTGATATGGCTGGCGGATTCGGTTACATCGCTGAGATATGCAAGAACACAAGCAAGTCAAACGCTAGGCACTACGCAGAAACAATCAAGAAGAAATACCGAGAGCGAACGGCTTGGGCTGTTATGTCTGATGGCGTTGAGGCTGCATCATCCGGTGAGCTTGACGTTGACGCTGTGATATCCGCGCTGATGGCGACAATCACCACAGAATCAAACTATGAGTACGATTCAATGGGAGTGGCTCAGGCTGCAATTGATGAGCTTGAGAGAGCCATGCAAGGCACGTTTCCAGGTGTTATGTTTGGCATAAAGTCGATGGATGATGCCACGGGTGGCGCACACAACTCAGACCTAGTTGTTATCGCCGCAAAACCAGCTATGGGCAAAACAGCCATGTTGCTAAACATGATGATCAACGCCATGAATGACGGGCATAGCATCGGATTCATTTCTGCTGAAATGCCAGTCGGGCAGATTGGTATGAGAATCGCCTGCACAAACGGAAGCGTAGAGGCGCACAAGGCGAGAAAAGGAGAGCTTGATGATTGTGGGTTCAATAACTTCTCTCGCGGGCTGTCTGTTCTTCATAGTGTGAATTTGCAGGTTTACGAGAAGTCAGCGCCAAGTATTGCGGAAGTGGAGCGCATGGCTAAGAAGTGGAAGCACCATAAGGGAATTAAGGCGCTTTATGTTGACTACATCCAGCGCATAAAGGGGAGCAACCCATCAGCGCAACGCTGGGAGCAGGTCGGTGAGGTTGTCATGCGCCTAAAGGACTTGGCCCGCGAGCTTGATATCCCTGTAATTTGCCTTGCGCAGGTAAACCGAGGTGTTGACACAAGGGGTGATAAGCGACCAGAGCTTGGTGATATCGCAAACTCCGCTGAAATTGAGAAAGAAGCAGACCAGATAATGACCTTGTACCGTGACGAGGTTTATCATGACGATACACCTGATCGCGGAGTTGCCGAGGTTGATTTCAAGAAGAATCGTCACGGCCCGACTGGCATGTTGTAGTCGGTGAGTTGTAGGAGGATGTGGAATGAAGTCATGCAAAGAATGTGGTAGCTACGCCATCAATCACCATTGCCATGGCCGAGATGGCAGTGATGGTGAATTGTGCGATGTGTGCTACTGGCGCAAGCGAGCTGGTGGATTTGAAGTGAAGGCGGTAATCAAGGAGAAAAAGAAATGAGCTTTGACGTTGTAACTTTCGTAAATCAGCAGGTTGGCTTGTTCACTGGAGCAGCCACTGACCAGTCGGTGACTTGGGCAAAAGAGTCTCAGTTTGCGATTCAGGCATTCCAGAAGAATGACTTTCTGGCTAAGACTGCGATGGCAAATCCAACAAGCGCACAGAATGCAATCATCAACGTGGCAGCTATTGGTGTTACGCTGAATCCCGCCGCAAAACTGGCGTATCTGGTGCCACGCGATGGCGGCGTGCATCTTGATATCAGCTACATGGGGTTACTGCATCTTGCTCAGGTTTCTGGGGCTATCCAGTGGGGGCAGTGCCGATTGGTGTACGCTAGTGACACCTATGAATCGAACGGCCTCGATAAGGCCCCCACTCACAAATACAACGCATTTGGCGAGCGCGGGCCAGTTGTCGGCGGTTACTGCACTGTAAAGACACAGCAAGGCGACTACCTCACGGATGAAATGTCACTCGCTGAAATCAAGCAAGTAGAGAACACCAGCAAGGCCAAAAATGGCCCTTGGAAAAACTGGTGGGAAGAAATGGCCCGCAAGACCATCGTGAAGCGTGCTGCAAAATACTGGCCGCGAGTCGAGCGCGTTGATAATGCCATTCATCACCTTAACGACGATGAAGGAATCGAGATGGAACCGGTCATGCCGCACAAACCAGAAATAGAAGTAGCAGCAGAAGCGGCGGAACGTTTCAGTCGCATGGAGTCACTGGCGCTAGACCTTATCGAAGGTATGCGACAGGCTGACAACATGGATGAGCTGAAAGACCTGTTTGGCAAGGCGTACACCATGACCAAAGGCACAAAGCTGCAAGCAAACGTGCAGGCCGAATACGCCAAGAAGAAGCAACAACTTGAAGGAGCAATCTGATGACAGAGCTTTACAAAATCGCCAACGAATACGCCGCCCTAATGAGCGAGGATTTGCCGCCAGAGCTTATCGCTGACACTCTTGAAGGTATCGAAGGCGAGTTCACCGACAAGGTTTCAGCCATCTTGGCGCTGTGCAAAAACGAGTCGGCTTATGCTGACTCACTCAAAGAAGAGGCTTCATCACTCAACGAGCGGGCGAAGGCAATCACCAACAAGGTAGAGCGCCTGCGCCAGTACATCGCTGACTGCATGATTCAGGCAGAGATGAAGAAGGTTCGCGCCGGAGTGCATGAGGTTACACTTCGAGCCGCAAGCAAGGTTGTAGAAATCACAGACCCAATGGCAATCCCTGTTGATTTGGTTGAGTACGAAACCGTGGTTAAGCCTAACAAGCTGGAAATCAAGCGGCGCATCTTGGCTGGCGAAGAGATTGCAGGCGCTACCGTTAAGGACGGCAAAACATCATTGATTATCAAGTGACATTGGATCACAATCATCATTCACAAATTGAGGGTTTAAAATGAACGTATTTACAGCATCAGGGAATATTGGGCGCGACGCAGAAGTTAGAAACGCCGGAGGCACTTCAGTTGCTGGTTTTAGCTTGGCCGTAAAGTCAGGCTATGGAGACAAAGCGCAGACAGTTTGGGTTGATTGTTCTCTTTGGGGCAAGCAAGCTGAGTCTGGCTTGGTGCAATACCTGAAGAAGGGGCAGTTTGTTGTTGTTACTGGCGAGCTTGGAACGCGAGAGCACGAAGGTAAAACATATGTCACTCTGCGAGTTAGCAATGTGACTCTTGGCGGAAAGCAGGACTCGCAAAAAACAGCGCAAGGCCAGCAGCAGCAAGGCTACCAGCAGCCGCAGCAGCAACGACCACAGCAAAACGGATATGCTCAGGCAAGCGGCGGAATGCAGCGACCACAACAGCAGGTGCAGCAGCCGCAAGGTGGCTATAAAGAATTCGATGACGTGCCTTTTTGATGCAATGGAGCCTTCGGGCTCCTTTTTATTGACCTTGTGATCTCCATGACGTATCTTTTATGAAATACTTTGTGGAGATATTTATGGCAAAGCTTGAATCGAAATATTCACGTCGCATCGGAAAAGAAGTTGTCGATGTTTACGATGTGCTAATGGCATTCAACGTAACCAATCCAGCCACGCAACACGCAATCAAGAAGCTGCTTATGCCAGGCAATCGCGGCCACAAGGATAAGCTAACCGACCTCAAAGAAGCATATCAATCAATTGCGCGAGCAATCGAGCTGGAGAATGAGGATGCAAGCTAACTTTCCTGCACTGATGGATATGGCCCGCAGAGCGGAAGGTGATCGCATGTATTATCTTGCCGTGGATTACTACCGTAGCGCACTGAATTACGTGTGCAGCGACAAGCGCCGAAAGTGGATACGTGAACGAATAAAGTTTTGCACATTGGCAGGAATGCGAATTGATGCAGTTGTTGATAAAGAAGAGGAAAGGGAGTTAAGCGTTTATGATGTATCGTGATGTCACAAAATCTATCATGGATGATGATTCTTTTGGTGAGCTGGAAAAGTACGACAAGTGCGAGTTCTGGCTTGAGCAAGAATTGGAGCGTGTGCGAGAAGGTCGCCGCGAGCATATCAACAAAAACAACCTGAACAAAGATGACAAGAAAGCAACTATTTGAAAGCCTGCTTGGCGAAGAAATCGAGTTTCACGTTCCTGACTTTTTCGGGATTAACTCAATTGGAGTTGTCGAGAAGGTCACTGACCACTACGTGATAATTTCAGGTGCCGTGTACGCGCTTCAAGATGTGGAGGTGGGGTGAAGAACAAACGCAACATAGTTGTTGGCGGCTCGCTTGCAATGGCAATGGTTGCCTCGATGACTG